TTCCACCACTCAAGCATATAGATAATATAACATTATCTTATGTCAGTGTCAAGGGTTATTTTAAAAAAAATGCCCCCGGAGGGGGCGATTTATTTATCGGCGGCGGGCTCGGGGGCGGTGACGATTTTGATGTCGGTGTTTGTGTCCACGATGATAACGATGAGCACGTTCCGGTCTCACAGGTCGCCTGCGACCTTCTACCCACCGAATATGAGTGTGTGGATGCCGATTAATCATATATCTTGGTACATGAGTAACGTACCAATGTCCTCGAATCCAAACTCCGTTGGCACGATAATACCCTGGAGACCAAACCCAGGTTTTCACCGTAATGGGTTGTTGAGCCACGTTCTGTCTGTGATTAGCTGGGCTGTGTGCGTGAGCAACACAGCCGGATAGAAAAACACCAAACAATATCATAGTAATATAATTTTTCATTTTAACTCCTAATGTTTAATCAAATAGTTTAGACGTATAGTCTGCTATTTTATTCATCTTCCTCATAAAAATCTGAGGCATTTCCTTCTCGTTTATCAAACTTATAAATAACTTCCTCATCCATGATCTCATGAACTCTCGCACGGAAAGCTTCATCAGTCATACGCTCTGTCCACTTGGTGGCTTGAAATTTTGTACCCAGAGGCTCACCAGAGGAATCCAAAAGTGTATACCAGGCACCTGTACGAACCAAACTAGATGATCCAGCAATCGCATCAAATAAACTTTCGTCATCTTGAATGCCAATTTGGTCACCCCATAGAATACGGAAATTACATTGTCGCCCTTGGGTTCCAAAACGGGATTTCTCCAACTTTACCTTAACCTCTGAACCGATACGGAAACCCTTATCATCAGTGACAAAGGATGCCTTGGCTTTTCGTCCTGTCAGCCAGATACGGAGCGAGTAGGCATAAATCATAGCCTTTCCGCCTGGTGTAACGTAGGGAGTTGTCATAGCCTCGGAAGGTGAACGAGTAATGTTTGACTTTAACTGGTTCAGGACCAAAAATGTTGATTGAGAGTTTGCGATTGGAACTGTCAACTTGGACATGCCCTTTGCAAGAATACGAGCCTTTACAGCCATAGATGACTGGGGGTTAAAATCGCCCTCGATATCGGAGATTGCTGGCGTTAGAGCCAATGAATCCCAAATAAACAACATACGATTGTCGTTGTTAGCAAGAAGATCTTCAATAGTCTCCAAAACAAACTCCACAGATGTCGCTTGAACATAAAGAAGTTGGTTCAAATCACAGCCCGCCCGTTCTAAAAATGAGGGGTCAATTGCGGACTCTGAATCAAAGTATATAACATCAATACCCATTTTTTGAGCATTCGCAGCAACCTGTGCTGCCATATAAGATTTTCCGGTCGCTTCAAGACCGGCGATTTCCACGACTTTACCAACAGGGATACCAGAAAGTTGTCCTCGACAAACAATAGAATCCAACCATCTTGAGCCAGTTGGGATCCAGTCTTTAACTTCTGTGGGGTTTTGTTCGGTTAAATCATGTGCGACATTAAGACCCGCCCTTTTATTAATAAGGGCACGCATGTCAGTCAAACTTAGCTTACCTGCTTTTGTGGTTTTAGCTTTCGCCATTCTCATTTAATCTCCAATGTAAAAGTGTGAGGCACCTGATAACCCTGTGCCTCCCTGTGGGCGCGGGGATTACGCTCCCATGAGTTCGTTGAAGGCAGCATCAACAGAAGATACTGTGTCAGTAGAGGGAGGAGGGGTTGTGGTTTTAGTATCCTCGGTGGTGCCCTCTTCACCAAGCAGATAAGCATCTAACAATGCTCCAACTTCTGCTGGTGTTTTTCGCTCAAAGAGCGTGTCGAATTCAGGAATGCTTTCAAGCAATTCCGCGCAACGGTCATCACCGCCGACTGCCTCATCACAGAGAGCAGAAGAGCGACGACGGGGAGTCAGCTTCGTTTGTGGGAAACTTGCTCCAGCGGGCTTACCGTAATGGAGAACAAGATCAGTTCCCGTTTCCGTATCGGTAATATCTCCGTATTCGGGGTTGAGGACGAGATTGAGCAATTGCTCATATACCGTCTTTCCATATCCCCAGATACGAACACCCTTATCTTCTTCACCTCGTACAAGTACGGGCGAGAAAAACCTTTGACGTGCCATAAGTGACTTCGCCATCTTAATGCTTTCTTCGGTGCCCTCGTTAAAAAGCTTCCGAACAAAGTCGTTCAACGGATCATCTTCGCCGAAGTTCTTCTTCGGACTAAGAAATCCAGGGTTGTTTCCTACATTGTAGTGGAACCAGAAATCCTTGAAGGGATCGCCGTCAGCGGTAGGAACAATCCGAATAGTTTGTTCGCCGTCTTGTGGACGCCAGAACGTATCGCGGTTGCCTCCGCCTTTTCCTTGAAGAGCATCTTTACGAGCCTTCATTTTATCTAAATCAATTGCCATTGTGTTTTCTCCTTTGTGACTGTTTGGTCTAGAGTCAAGGTGATCAATCTCTCACCTTGCTAAATTTAATATAACATAGTTTTTGTTTGTTGTAAAGTTTTTTATTCAAAATAATCTGGATCTACTGGAATGGTGAAGGTAAATCCATCGAAAAACTCGCACTGACAACCGTCGTCATCCAAAGCAATAAAGTCACCTTGCATAATAACGCACACCATTTCACAGCGTCCAACCTTTTTTCCGACTTCAATTCCATCCTTGTGAACCTCAAGTGCGGCATAAGTTCCTAACGCTGAAAGAGTGGCAATCACCAATCCTCGTTTCCAGTATTTTTTGCTAAAGTTTAATACTTTTATCCATAACTGTTTCATAATAATCTTTTCCTAATTGTTTGTTTTCTCGGTGTTTACCACCAAGTAGCCGTAGTTTTGTTCGTAAGAAGTTGAATATACTTGAAATCCGGCTCGAACGTCTTTATCAATGTTTTTATTAATATTGTCTGTCAATGTTCGCAAAAGCTTTCCATCTGTTTCCAAAACTTTTGAGTTGATAGCATAATAATAACACTTCTCACGAATATTGTCAAGAGAGAAAAATAACTTTTCTTTGCCCTCTTCGACATTTAAGATTCCAAGTGTAGATATGCGTGTTGTGTCCGCATTATCAAAAGGGGTCTCATGTATCGTATCCTGATGATTATAAACATTGATCATGTGAAATGTTGAAACGATCAATTCGTTTAGTTTGTCATAATACCCAATGATTGGAACATCTCCGAGAACTTCTTCGACTCTCTTATTATCAACCAGGAAGATGCGAGCCAGCGCACCAGAGCGGGCGTATTCTTGTAAGACATTCCGTACCATTCGTTCTTGGAGAACGTTCATATGTCCTAAGAATTCCAAGTCGGGTTTAATATAAAGTATATTAATGTTCTTGCCCTTAAGGTTTTTTAATATTTGTAGTGAGGCACCAGAAATCATTCCCGAACCAGACAAGACAAAAAGAATGTTGTCCGTGGTTCGGCTAAAAAAAGTTTTCATGGAACGAACAGCTTTCTCGTATTTTTCTGAACTGTCCTGTTTCTTGAGAAGATGACAGTTTCTACGTTTAGAATCCAAACCCTCGGAGTCAATCTTAAAGACCTTGTATTGAGGATATTGTGCGAACTTATCCGCAATAGCACAACCAGCTTTTCCAAGACCAATTATTGTATCCATTCAATCCTCCTCATGTCCCCGTAAGACTTTCCAGCGCTCAAGTTTACTTGAAATTTGCCAAAAGGTGTTTGACAGAAGAGGCTTAATAATTCCTCGACCAATTCCCTTTCTCCATCATCAAAATCAATAACGACACTATCATGAAGCGTAAAGGAGATAAAAGAATTTTTACCTTTAAGTTTTTCTGCTATTTTAAAAGCTCTGGATAACACGATGTCACTTGTCGTGCTCTGTATTAAATAGTTTAGAGCATGGTGTTTATCCGCTTGAATTGCACGATTCATCGGAGTGATAACAACTTGCCCGTTCCAATATTTTCTTAATATTCCGTCACGGTCATAATATCTGCCCGGTAGTTCGTCTTTTGACTGTGGATTATACAGCCAAGAGAAAATTCTTTTCTTTGCTTGGTCACGAGTTCCGACATCTCTAAATACATTCTTTAAATTCCAAAGATGTAAATCTTCTGTTGGTTGTTTCTTTCCAGATAGACCGAGAAGAACGCGAAGCTCTGCTGCGTTGTAATCAAGCTCCACAAAGTAATCATTTGTCGGTCTAATGATAGAGCGGTAATCGCCGTCGAGTGTAAGAATTGGAAAATAGTTCTTGTAAGTTGTCATGCGCCCAGTTTTCGTTCCAAACATATTGTACTTGATATAAGGTCGGATGTATTTAGATTTCCTAATAAAGTTACGAACCTTTAGTTGGTGACTATCTCGTGCAATCTCGGAATAATCAACCCTCAATGGTTGCTGGCTAATGTCATACGTTAGTTCTGCTAGATCCCTGAGAAAGTTATAATTCGTTGGTTTGGCATGTGTCTTAACAATATGTTCAGTAATTTTATTCTTGACCTCACAATATTCTAATAAAAATCGTTGAGGAACAAGATCAAAGAAGCAGTGAATGTCCAAGCTTATTTTAGCGGTAGAAAACGACTTGTAGAAGGCGTTCATACGAGCATGAATCGTCTCCCAGCGGTTCCTAAGAAAAGACGGGCAAACTTCATTTAGTGATTTGCCTTCAGCGAATATAGAGG